TGTAACGATTACACGCCTGGTGAACCAAATACACCTCTAGGGTCAGAGAATCCGAATACGTATCTCTCTCTAGCTTTGTATCTTACGTTGCCAGTGTCAAAGTCACCTTCCATTGAAGTTTTGATTGGTGCTCTAACGAAGTGTTTCAATCCATTAGGTACATCTGTTTTGATAAAGAACGCATCAGTATCAGTTAAGTAGTGGTTTACTACATAACCTTGAGGAATCATCCCCATAGATTTAACTGCGTTGATATCATTGTCAGCTGTTCCTGGTCTGCCTTCAGATTTCATCAATCTTTCAGCTGTAAATTGTAGTTGAGGTGGAATTATTAATTTCATTCCTCTTGCTGCAATTTTTAGACCTCTCTCATCAGTCATAGCTGAAATGTCTACTAGAGATTGTTCTAATGAAGTCTCTGATAGGTCAGCAGCTACTGCTAATGTGTTTGAGAAAGAACCACTTAAAGTAGGGTGTGATGCGTTGAATAACGCTACGCCATCACCACCAGCGAAAGTTGCATTGAAACCATTGTTTAATACAGCTGCGCCTTTTACTTGTTTAGTGTTTGCCATAGATCTTGCTAATGCTTTTGTATATCTAGACGCTAGTCTGTCATACAAGTTGTCTTCGATCGCTTCTTCAGTGATCGCGAAAGCAAGTGCTATTGTTTCGTTTGTGTAACGAGCTGTGAAAGTTTCTTGTGCATCGTCGAAAGTAACACCTTGTCCTTCAGGTTTTACTGCTGCATTTCCAAAACCAGATAACATTACTTCCTCTTCGAAAGCTCTGTCAGATGTTTCTGAATCGAAAATTTCCGCTGCTTCGTTAGCATATTGTTTGTACTCAAGTCCAAATAGTGCATTTAGACCTGGCTCTAGTTCTTTAACTAGTTGTGCTCTTGATATTGCCATTGTTTATATACTCCTATTTAGATTAATTATCACCGTTATAAAGATTAGATGCTCCCGAAATAACCACGATTTGGTTAGAGTTCGCTGCACTGTTGTCTTTATTTTCCGGTGCGTTAGCTGATCGAACAAGCTTAACCATTTTAGTTGAAGCTGCTCCACCAGAGATATGAAGTTTAACTAGAGATTGACCATCTTTGATTGTAGTATTTTCTACTGCAGTCTGATTAGTACAATTGTATCCAGCATCTCCATACATTGCTTGGGTAACGGCTGAATCTGCTTTGATCACGTATTCCTGAAAAGGATTGTCGATCACAAAACCCATACCATCGTCGCTACCTGTATTGTAGTCCGTTGCAAAAGTTGTTCCGCCTACGAAAGCGTTTGCATATGTTGGTTTCTTTGTAGTTGTAGCTACGTAGAAAGCTCCATTGAATACACCTATTAAAGGTGCATGACCAGAGTTGTCAAAAGATTGACCACCTGATCCTGTATCACTTGTCGCTGCGAACGCTGCATCTTGCAAATAACCTTGATCTCCACTCGCGTCTTGAATAGAAACTGGGTCATTTTTAAAAATGCCTTTTGCTGTACCACTTTTGATTTTGTATTCCGACTGACCTTGAGTAGCAGGAGTATTACCTACTGTCATGGTGCTTCTGAAACCAAAACCTGTTGAGTGTGCGTTTGCCATTTTTTGTTTTCCTTATGTTGTTGTTAGTTAATTCGAAGGTAGAAATTCCTAAAGGATTATTTCTTTGTACCACCGAAAGTTACACGAGCCTGACTATCATTTGTGATAGGCATACTCTTATGTTGTTCCTTCATAAGGTCGTTATTAACTGCATTGTCTCGATCTTGAGTTTGCTTTTTAAAGTAATCTTCACGAGCTTGCGCGACCTCTTCTGGTATCCTAGCCAACAATAGGCCTCCTACTCCAATTATACCTGCGTATCTGCCTTCTTTAGACGTTGGAAAGTTCTGTTCAGGATATGAATCTGCTCTCACAAATTCGAATCCTTCTCTTAATCTAACTCCGACATTTTTACTGTCGTCTTGACCAAGTAATTCAGCTCTTATCCATCTATGCCTATAACCAGCTGGCGCGGGTGGTGCATCGAGTGTAGAGGGTGGAGTCCAAGTAGTTTTTTTTTGTTCTTTAACTCTCGTCTGACTCGCACGTGAAGTTTTTTGTTTATCTTTTTCCATATGCTTATACTCCTTCCGTGATTTTTATTTGTTTTGCATAATCTTCTAGTGGCACACCTAATCTTTTAGCTATTGCTACTTGTGATGGTGTGAGTCTCACAGTTTTTGAGCGTCTATTTGAGGCTTGACGTTTAGCCGAAGCTACATTTTGAGTAGGTTTTACTCTTTCTGTAGTAGTTTCCTCTACCTTATCAAATTTATGCGGAAAATCAAGTCTTATTCTTTTATCAACTTCTACATAATATTCGTCAGATTTAGGGTCATATCCTTCTTCTTCTACAAGCTTTTTATGTATATCAAAAGCCGTATAAGTCATAGCTGAATCGTTACCAAACCAACTATTTTTAGCTGCCCATGCTTCTGCTTTAGGATCAGATTGTACACTAGTTCTCTGTTGTTGAGGATTAATGTTAACTTCTTTTTCCTTTGCAGGTTCTGCTGCTTTTAATGCAGCAATTCTAGAAGAGTCAACAGTTAGATTTGCTAACTGTTCTTGTGCTGCTATTTGAGCTTCTACATCTTGTGATTCAATTGCATTTTTTAAAGCTAGTTTGGCTGCTGCCATACCAGTCTTAACTCTGCTTTCAAATTCACTGACATAAGTTTTATCTAATTTAGATAATCTCTTTTCAGCAGCTTCCATTTTACTTTTAGCTGTTTGAGCGAAAGTTACCGCTTCTTCTTTTTGTCTTTCGGCTTCTCTCATTTTACGAGTTAGTTTAGCAATTCTTTTTTGAACTCCTTCACTATATTCTTTTAACTCGTCTTTTTTCTCTTCGGTTTTCTCTTCAACCTTTTCTTCTTTTTTAGTTTCAACAGGTTGTTCTTCTACCTTTTCAACTTCAATTGTCTCTTCAGGTACAACCTCTTGTTTTTCCGGTTCACCTTTAGAATCAAATTTAATTTCAGCTCCTTCTGTTTCGCCTACATCAATTAATTCTTCAGATGCTTTTTTGTTTTCTTCTGGCATAGTTCCTTCCTATGTTTGTTTATATATGATGCAACAAAGATTCAGGATCTTTTACAGTTCCTATCACTTCATCGTCGTTTAGTATTCTCACTTCTCCACCTTCAATTGGTAATCTTGAACCCGCATAACGAGCAAAGACAACCCAATCTCCTTTTTTGCACCAAGGCCCACTTGTAAACTTCTCTTCCGTATAAGCTAATGGTCCAACTTTTAAAACATAACCACATGTTGTTGCAATTCTGGCTTTGTCTAAAGTTTCTTGTGCGTAAATTAATCCACCTTTACTTTTTGTAGGTGGTGTAAATGGTAAAACTAATAATCTCCATCCTGTTGGTTCAGGTAATTGATCAACCGTTTCAGTTCCAATATTATCTGGATTTAATGGTTCTTTGGCTGGAATTTCTTTTGGTTGGTTTTTATATTTTTCTTCTAATGCGTTTATATGCTTTGGGACTTCATTTTTTGGTGCCGAAGTCGATAACTGTTCCTTGCTCATCTTTTTGCTCCTTCTTATTTAGCAGGATAGAGATTTCCTGTAATGTTATTTGGTAGGCGACTGCCTGTCCTAGTAAATACTTATATTTTTCCATATTGTCAACCCCTCCACCAATCATGGTGTTAGATATGTTTTCTATACTTGTTTTTAAACTTTTTTGAAGTTTACTAATAAGAGTTAGATCATCCATTATTCGACCCACCTATCTATTAAAGAAATTTTTTCTTCTGCTTCTTTAACCTTATCTAATAGTTTATCTATCTCATCTAAATGTTGAGGATGTTCTCCTATTCCAACAGGGTGTTTAAGATAAATATTAATTGTTGCTATTCCTTCTGCTACTTGTGCTTCGTATCTTTTTTTAAGTGCTTTTAACATTTCCATCTTTTTCTAGCCTGACGTAGTCTAGAATTAGGATTGTTTGCTGCTTTAGGGAATTTTCTCATTTGACCTGCGCTTCTTGCACAGTACGACTTACGTCGGTTTGCAGCTTTTGACCCTTTTTTCACTTTACCAGTCACGGCTGTTTTTAGTTTAGAACCGGGATTTTTTCTTCTGTAGGCTTTGACACCGGCTCGAGTCATTCCTGCTCCAGACTTTGTAGGTCTAAAGTTTCTTTTATTTCTTGCAGGCATATTATCCTGTTTTCTCATTTTACTTCTTTGCAGTTCTAGCTGATCTTTTTAAAGCTTTAGCAGAAACGGTACCTTTACCTTTTCTACTTGTTCCAGCTTTTTTTCTTTTGTTCATATAATAGTAAAGTCCTTTTTTAGCAACTCTACCATCTTTAGTTCTATGATATCCTTTTTTCATTATGCTCTTCCTCCTCTTTTATATCCCATTTTTTTAGCTATGTGTGGAGCTTTTCTTTTTAAAGCTCTTATTCCTTTTCCTTTTTTTCCTGCAGGTATTTTCTTTTTCATTATTTTCTCCTCATTTTTTTAAATGTTATAGCAAGTCTAGCACGCTGACCTAGCTTACCTTTTTTCTTTGCAGCAGCAGCTAATTTCTTTGCAGGAATTTTTTTACCTTTTTTAATTCCCAAAGATCTTCTTAACGCTCCTGGTTTCTTAATAGCTTTTTGAATCCACTTTTTATCAGCCATTATCTTTTTTTCATAGCTCGGCCAAAACCTCTTTTAGCCACGCCACAACCCTTCACTTTTCCACCATTTTTATAACCCTTATTTAGTTCGCTGATAACTCTATCTTTTTCAGCTCTTCTATTAGAGTTCATTTTTTCTGAATCTATTCTGCCTAGTTCTTCAGCAAGATTCATTCTGCCTGTGTTCGCCATAATTATTACCTATTTATTTTTCCTGATTTTTTAGCTTTAGATCCAAATCTGCCATAAGACTCATCTCTAGAAGCTTTTAATTGCTTCTTCGTTCTTTTCTTTTTGATTCTCATAGCGATAGATTCATCTTTTCTATCTTTGTATCCTTGTTTCTTTTTTTTCACTGATCCTCCTTTTTTCATCCCAGCTGATTTAGCACCATATGGAAATCTTGGTGGAGAATATCTAGTTCCAAAGTCGTTTCTCATTATTTTTTTCCTCCGTGATTTTTAAATATTTGTGTTCCCTTTATACCAAAAATACTAGCAACTACAAGTATCCATAGATTGGTAAACCATTTTGGCAGGTTACTGAAATGCTCAAAGAAAGTATTTACTTTGTCCATCGCAGATGGGTCTTCCGATATAACTGCCCATGCCAGTACAATTATCGGCGCACTTAATATTATAAGTACGAATTCGTCTTTATAATCGTTTTGTCTCGCTTCAAGAAGTTTACCTTGGTAAGCTTCTTCACCTCGGGCCATTTTTTCTGCATGCATTAATTGTGCATCAGACATAGCCATTTTGGTCTTCTGTTTATTCGAATAAATTTTAGCTCCAGCTTGCAGAGCCATTTTTGCTAATCCGAACCAAGCCATATTAGTACCAAGTAGCTTTAACTGGTTTCTTATCAGCTCTCATTCTTTTAGTTCCTTTAACATCTACTGTTTGTGATGTTAATGGATCAGTAGCTTTGATAGTAACACCACCTGTTTGGTAACCATCTTTGCCAACGCCAAGTTCTTTTTCAACTTTAACGTCTTTATTCATGAATGTTGAACCTCTTGTCCAATCTTTGCTCATATTTATCTCCTTGTGTTAATTATACCTATTTTTTTTTAAAATTTCTACCAAAATCGTGAATTTTGCTAGCATCAGCCATTTGTTGTTTAGCTAATGACACCCCTGCACGTAATCCAGCTAATTCTTCGTTCTGTTCTAGCTTATCTTCGTGTTGTTCTTGGTTCATCATAGCTTTCATCTTGTCTATGTTGATTCTTTCCTGGCCTTCTTCTTCTTTTCTTTGATTTTCTTGTGCTCGAAGGTCAATTTCTCTACCTTTTAACCTTAATAATGGGTCTCCACCAAATTCACCACTGATTTTTTCTTCTTCTTTAGCATAATCAGCTGTCATTTCTGCAATTAACACTGCTTTTCTAGCTTCAATGGCGTTAGATAGTTGTTGAATTCTTCTTTGACCAATTGGATCTTGAGGATTTTGCATTAACATTTGAATTTCTTGTAATTCAGTTACAAATTCTAATTGAACTTGCTCTTGTGCCATTAAAGAAATGTGCTCAAGGTTATTTTTTTGTAATAACATCATAGCCATTGGATTATTTTGTACCATATTGATTCCCATAAAATTTAAATGGGCATCAATGTGAGCTTTGTGATCTTGACCACCAAACGCTTTAAATGGTTTTCCACTAATAGCCATAATATTTTCTAAAGCTGGGTCCATTGGTTGAGGTTGTGGAGGAGGAGGTAAAATAGCGTTAATGTTTTTTACACCTAATGCCTCATACATAGATCTATAAGCTTGATATAAGTTATGAATTTTTGGATTTGATTGAGCTAATTGTAATTGAGATTGTGCCATTGATATTCTTTGAGTTTGTGAGAATATGTTTGGATCAGCTACAGGTAAAATATCTATTCTCTCATCAAAGTCTTGAACTTTAATTTCTCTAGATGCATTTGGTACATCATAAGGATAAACTGGTGGTAAGTAAGTTTTAAATACATTAGATAATAATTTAAATTCTTCTTTTAAACCTACGTATAATCTTTTGTGTATAGCTGACATTACCCGCGATCCACGTTCCAATAACGCCACTGTAGTACCCACGGCTGCTGATTGGTTCATATCGCCTACTTGTGCATCAGCGATGGACGCGAAGCGTTGACCTGCTTGAACACAAATACCCATTAATTGTAATAATGTTGCATTCGGTCCTTTGAATGGTAATTGCATAAACTGATCTGCGATCGCTCCTGACGGAGAATCAACATCTCTAAATTCACCAGGTTGTAATGGTTGTGCATCGTCTCTAATTCTTACACCTCTAGTCTTAAATCCTGCTGGTAAGTTTGCTAAAGTACCTGCATCCAATAACTGTCTTAATGCAGCTGTTGCAGTTCTAGTTAAACCACCAATCATGTGAATTAAACCAAAGCCATAAAAACCTGTACCAGGTAAAAATTTAAATTGTACAAAGTAATTAATTTTTTTCTTTAAAGGATCTTTTTGTTCATAGTTTCTTCTAATAGATAAAATTTCATTATTAGCTGTATCTACAGTTATGACATAAGGAAGTTTAATTCCTGTTGGCTCACCGTCTTCTGGATTAACATCTTCATAACCCTCTAAATCTAAATCCATATGAAACTCTAATAGAGTATACATATCTTCATAACCATTTTGAGTTACACCCTCTAACTCTTGTTCTTTTTCTTTTATTTGATTTTGAGTTACTGGTGGTTCACCTAATTCTATATCTCTATAAAATCCTGATACTTGTTGTTTTCTTAATTCGTTTTCAGACATTTTAATAACATGCACAACCGCTTCTGCGTCTTCTAATGAAGTTGCAGAATAAGGCACAATTAAATCATCAGAATGAACAAATTTAGAAACGGCTCTACCTAAAAGATCGTCATAATAAACTTTCTTAAATGTAGAGCCGGACAGGGGTAGATAGAAAAGCATTTGATCAAACTCTGGTTCATATTCTTTCATCTGATCCATAAGTTGATAATTCATAAAATCTTTAACTCTAGTTGCTTGGTCTTGTTTAGCAGGTGTAACTGTTCCTAAAATCTGTGCTCGAACAGGACCGTCTGCTGGTAATAATTCTTTGTAAGCTGTTGCTTGAAATTGTGCCACTGCTTCTGCTAACACAGGATGTGTAACAGAACTTGCACCTCTGAAAGGTTGTGTTCTTCTTTGATATTTAAAACCTAATAAGTCTAAACCTTCTCTGTAACTTTGTGCCCAATCTTCTCTTGATTGTTTATATTCTTCGTATTTGTCGGATAAGTTTTGAGCTAATTCTCCTAATAAACCTTCATCTAAAAACTCTGCTAAATTAGCAAAATGATCTTCACCGTCTTCCGGCGTAACTGCATTAGGATCAAAAGAAACTTGAGCACCACCTTCTTGGTCCATTTCTATTTCTACTGGACCACCTTCGGTTTGTACTTTTTCTATTTTTTCTTGTTGTTCTTGGACAAGTTCATCTGCGCCTGGAACTTCTACAGTTGTTTTTTCTGTAATTGATTTATCTACTGAATCTACCATTCCCTATCCTATCTTGATTTAAATAATGTTTCAACACCTGATGTCTCAATACCAGTTATTTTTATGCTAGTCAATTCCATTATGCTGATATTCCCATCTGTTCTTCTTCTTCTGCTTTGTATGCTTCATACGCTTCTGGATCATTTTCTTTCATATCATTAATTCTGTCAATTTCACCAGCAGCAAAATTTATATAATCTTTACCTAATCCTAAAGCTGTTATGCCTGCTCCCACAGGTGTCAGTGATCTAGCTAGTTTAGCACCACCTAATAACCTTGCAAGTCTTGTACTTCCTAAAGCTTTATTAACCCCTCCTGTTAAAAGGAGTTCTGCTCCTACTTCTTTATCAATTGTTGCATCAGCTAAATCTTTTCCTTCACCTACATTTCTAGCGATTGTATTCGCTGATAAAAGTCCACCGGCAACCGGAGTTCCAAATGTTCCGAGTAAATTCATTAATAAACCACGACCTGCTTTTGTTGCAACTGTAGCTGTACCTGCTAAACTTTTCATTGGGTTATCTTTTATCCAATTTAAAATTCCACTTTGTGATTCAACATCATCAGTTCCTGATTTAACAATAGCTCCTATTTCAGGATTATATTTAATGTTAGGTTCTTCTACTAAAGTACTAGGTTCATTTGCTAAAGCAAATCCTGTGCCAGCTAAAGTTCCTGTTGCAGCTAATAAGCCCAGCTTTCCACCTTTACCAATTAATTTTGTAAATCTATTTTTAATTGTATTTTGAAAACCTTTGTCATCTAGTTTGTTAGATATGTCTACAATCGAATCTCTATTTGCTGGAACTTCAAAAGAATAACCATACTTTTTATAGTGCGCATCAAATAAATCTTTATATTGATTATAAATCTTTTTGTTTTTTACAGTTTTTGATGGCGGATCAAAAGATACTTTCAATGCTTTTACTTTTTTAATAGGATTATTCTTATTAGCAGCTAGTTCAAATTGTTTTACTTTTTCGTTATAATTTTTTTTTAACCTTAATCTTTCGGGGTCGTCTTTAGCAAGATTAGTTAATTTACTTTCTAATGTTCCTTTTTGAGCATCTATAAAACTTCCTTTTATTGTGTTAAAATCTTTATCTAGAACTTGTCCAAATATTGCATAGGGTCCAGATCCAGTTCTCATAGAACTTGTTATGCCTGCTATCTCATCTACAGACAAATTTTTCATTGCAGGAACAATGGTTTTTAGTTTATCAACTATGCCTCTTCTTATCTGACTTATATTTTTTGGTAAATTTAATAATTTTGTTAATCCTCTTTCATAATAAATTCTTTCTTTTTGTGTTGATCTTTTAAAAAGATCACCTGCATTTTCTGTAACGTATTTTTTAGCAATATTTTTATATTTAGTGGGAGCGTTAAATAATCTAATTGGTCTTTCTCCACTTAAAGTTTTTGCTAAATCAAAAGCAGTTGATCCTGCTGTCGTTGGAGTAACATTTAACACGTTTTTAATTACAGAATTTGTAGGAAATCTTCCTTGATCTAAAATATTTGTAATAGTTTTGCTCTTTAAAAGTTTTTTTATTCTCGCATCTAAATTTGCAGCGGGACCTACACCCTTACCAGAAGGCAGTTTTGTTTTTGTTTTATTTAAGTAATTAACTATTTGTTTATCGTATTTAGTTCCTTTTGTTTCTAAAAAATGACTTCTAATTTCTGCTGAAGTTGGAAGATATCCAAATGTTTTTTTAACACCGTTAATAAAATTTTTTATTTCTTTAAATCTAGTAGGATCATTACTAGGAACTTTGTCTGCAAATTTAAAATTTTTGTCTCTTATATTTTTTCTAGTACCAGGTAATTGATCTGCGTATTTTTTTCCTGTTCTTTCTTCGAAATCTTTAATTATTTTTTGACCTTCTTTTGATTCTTCAAATTTTTTAACTAATATGTTTCTTCCAACAGTTTTATCTCCCGCTCTAACTCTTTTTTTTGAACGATCAGTTAAGTCTTCATATTTAAGACCAGTTGCTTTTTCAAACTCTTTAATATTTTTTAAGGCTTGGGCCGATAACATTATCTTTTCTCCACGAACATTGTAGCAAGACCTGTTGGTACAGAACCACCATCAGCACCAAAATAATCAGATGCATAACCACCACCAACTCCCATACCTGCGCCTGCCGCTGTTGGTCCTGTTGCTCCTCTACTCTCATCAGCACCACCATAACCAGCTTTAATAGATTCAGCTCGAGCTTTATTTCTAGCTGCTTCATTAGCTGCATCTCTAATTTGTTTTTCATAAGCTGCTTTTGCTTTTTGTTCTCTATCTAAAGTATCCATCAAAGCTTTATCTAATCCAGAAATACTTCTGTAATATTCTCCTCTTGGACCTTTAGCAAATATACCTTTGTCTCTTACGTACTGTGCATAATTTCCAAAAGCACTTCTTCTATTAATTCCAAAAGGATCTTTGCTAGGACGATTGCCTCCTGATTGTTCTAAAATAAATTCTTGATCCTCTATTGGTAAAGTATCAAATCTATCTAAATTAGAAAGTAAACCCATAATACCAAAGTTAGGCATAAAATTTTTTGCTGCTCCTAAAAAGTTTTTTCCTCCTTCAACAACTTTACTAAAGAAACCTTGGGGTTGACGTTGTATTGCATTAGGATCTCCTTGATAATCAGCACTACCTAAAAAAGGACTAACTTGAGGTGCTGTTATTTCATCGATTGTTTGTGCATCAACAAGATTGTAATCATAAGGATTATTTGTTTTAGCAATGTCTGCTGGTTTAGGTTGAGGCATAGGTCCTGTAAATGCAGGAGAACCATAATAATTAGTATTAGGAACCCCTCCTAGTTCATTAGCGTTGACTGATCCATAAGTGTAGCCTGAATTTATGTTTGGTGCATAATTAGGATAATTTGCAAGAACAAAATTTTCTTTTTCTTTAGTAGTTAAACCATATGGAATATCCATAGCTGCAAAATTAGATTTCACATCTTCAATTGGTTGGTTTAAAAATCTAGCGCTTGTTAGAGCGTCTATATCACCTCTTTTTATAGCTTCACCAGCCATTTTAAATGCATCAGGAATTTCTGTGGCAGCCGTTGCTACTCCAATTCCAAAATTACCAATTGTGTCTGCAAATTTACCTTGAGGATTAATACCAAAGTTTGATAGGTAATCTATAATAGTATCTTTTCCTCCTGATGCTCCTAATTGATGACGCATATCAGAACTCATTCCTTGTTCTACAAAAGGTCCTAAACTGTTACTTGGATAATTTTTTGATATTTCAAATGCTTCTTGAAATTTATCTTGATATTGGTCATACGGATTGTTTTTTAAATCTTTGTTAATAATACTTTCAGCCATTATTTATCTCTCGGGTGTTTGCCAGTTTTTTCAATAATAAGTAGTTCATCAAAAGTTTCATCGCCTCGAAGTGTTACGTTAGGAAACATCTCACCTATTTTTTCATAGTTAACTTTACTACCCATTCTTGCTTTACTTTTCTCGGTTTGCATATCTTTTAATAATTCCATTTCGTCATTAATTCTTTTGTCCATATCTTCGAACATTCTAGTTCTTTCTACTTTAGAAGTTACCGGTGCCTTGTCAGCAGTCGTTACAGCACCTTTACCTTTTTTACCTTGAACAAAATCCATAATCTCTTCAACACTCATGTTTCTTGTTTTGCCTTCTATAGTTGTTGGAATCCCTCCTTCTTGTGTACCACCTATAATAGGTTTGTTAGGATCTAAAGTATTGCCTTGCATATCTACAAGTTTACCTTCAGGTTTTGTAAATTCTTTTCTAATAGCGATAGACTCTACGCCTTCTGGTTCTCTACCAAATTGTGCTTTAAATTTTAGAACGATATCGTCGAATGTTGCTTTGCCTGCTCTAATTAATGGAATGGCTTCTTCAACTAAAAATTTTACGAATTCTGTTTTCATTAGTTATAATATTCATATTCAGTTTTAGGTAGTTTATTATCGGGCTCGTCTTCAGGATGTCCAATAAAACCTCCCTGTCTAAAACGCATAATTGCTTGTGTTGTACTATCCACCAGATCGTCATGATCTCCATATGGAAATGCAGCACACTCTTCTACAACGTCTTCTACGAATTTTTCATCGGGCGCCCAAATCATCCCCGACTCGAACATAGGGGATACAGCGTTTACTCTAGCATGTTTATCGTTTCCTTTACTAGGTGTGTAATTTATAACAGGAATTCCAAGCTTACGCAATTCATAAGTTAAAGGTAATCCAGATGCTTTGGATTCAATAATGACTGTGTCAGGGTTCCAATATCTATACTGTTCTAAAGCTGTTTTACGTAATTCAGGGAACTCTAGTCTCTCTTTTAGAGCATCGAGTAGTATTAATGATGCTGGAGCTCCTTCTGTTGGATAGAAGACACCCCACGTTGTAATAGCAGAAAAGTCAGCTGTTTCTTTTTTTAAGAAGGCAGTATCATAGGATTGTATAATATGTTCTAGCTTTGGAATATAACCTTTATCCCAAACTCGCCACCACTCACGTTTGATCAGCGATCCTTCTTCCGAAGTTGGATTTTGCATCCATTGTGCATTCCATTTACCTAAACTTAATGATGCTTTAACAGATTCTAATTCTTCTAGTTTCCAATAACCTGGCCAAACAGGTTTACCTGATGGCATAATAGCTGGAAACTCAATAACTTCCCATTGGTCTGATTTTAATTCTTTCTGTGATTTGATCAACGATCCGGTAAGATCTTTCATCGACCAACGTGTCATTACAACTACAATAGCTCCGCCGGGTTGTAGACGTTGT